CAAGAACAAGAGGTAACTGTCAAAGAGGCTCTTGAGGGCTATATTCGCACTCAGACCTTCCATAAGCGCCTTTCGGAGTTAGGCGAGAACCAACAGATAATTCAGAGGGCCGCCGCTGACGTTGTTCAGAACTTCGAATATGCGAAGCAGATGATCGACATGATGGAAGGCCAAATGGCGCAACTGGTTCCTCCGGAGCCAAATTGGGACGAAATGTTTAAGGCTGATCCCGCCAAGGCTCGGAACCTTCAGAAGTATTATCAGCAAGTCGCGGATTTTAAGGCGAACCTCACAAAACAGCGCGAGGATGCTGTTAAGAAGCTTAATGAGCACCAAGATTCCCAGTTGCGCACGTACGCGGAACAGGAGAGTCTCAGGTTCGCTCGGATCAATCAAAAGAATTGGGGAACGGACCCTAAGAAAAAGGCAAAAGATCTCCAATCTATGCGCCGGACGGCGCTGCAAGAAGGATTCTCGGAGGACGAAGTAAACCAAGTGTTCGACTCCAGAATGCTTATGGTGCTTTTGAAAGCATCTAAGTACGACCGCATGATAGCGGCTCGGCCAAAGCCGGTAGCACGGCAAGTAGCTGGCAAGGCTGTAACACCCGGACCGGGAAACAAGCGAACTGGTCGCAAAGGTCTTACAACCGCGATGAAAACCCTCGCCCGCACCGGCAACATCCATGATGCTGCTCCGGTGTTCGATGAAATCTTACGTCAAAGGTGAAACATGCCTAAGGTAGCAGGTGCGTTCACGACGTATTCGGCGACGGCTAACCGCGAAGATTTGTCAAACGCGATCTATAACATTGATCCGTTCGATACCCCTATCGTGTCGTTGGCCCGGCGTCGTAACGTCAAGAACAGAACTTTCGATTGGCAGACCGAATTCAACAAAGCTGTCGATCCCAACAATGCCCAGCTCGAAGGTTTCGAACTGGCCCGTTCTGCCGGTCAGCCGACAGTTCGGTTAACTAACGTGTGTCAGATTTCCAGCCGCGATGCGACTGTTTCTGGCTCACAGGAAGCAGCAGACGCTGCCGGAAAAGGCTCCGAAATGGGCCACCAGATGGCAATGGCATCTAAAGTGCTGAAGTCGGACATCGAGACTATCGCTTCGAGCCGTCAAGCTCGCGTCGATGGTGACGACACCACGACTCCACGCAAGACGGAGGCCGTTTGCCACTGGATTGCCCGCGCAGTTGATAAACAGGCTGTGGCAGGTGATGCGGTCATTGGAGTGGTCACTGGCCTTCCCACAACCTCTACGGGAGCGTTCGCTGCCGTTGCTGGTGCTTCCCAAGTTCCGCTGACCGAAGTAATGCTCGGTGATGCAATGGAACGCGCCTACGGAAATGGCGCTCGTCCGGATACGTGGATCGTAACCCCGGCTTGCAAGCGTACTGTGTCCACTTTCGAAGGGCGCGGTATTTCTCAAGTGCTCGTCGGAAAGACGGAAGTCTCGGCGACGGTTGACATTATTGCTACGGACTTCGGACGCGTCAAGGTAATGCCTTCGATGTGGATTCCGTCGGATGTGGCGCTGTTGCTCGACGCTGATTTCCTGGCCATCGGGTACTACCGGAATTTCCGGACGTATCAGATCGCCAAGATCGGTGATGCCGAAACCCGCATGATCCTCGCTGAGTGGGGCGTTGAGATGAGGAATCCCCTCGCCCATATCCTCATGAACGGTATCAAGCAGGGCGCGGTTATTACATAAGTCCTGGGGAGGACTCTTTGGGGCGGCGCGAATGCCGCTCCCTTTTGGAGGCAGCTATGGCTGTTAAGACTGATATTATGCAGATCGATGAGGATAATTGGATCAACATCGCTACTGGCGAGTCGCATGTTGCGCTGTGTATCCAATACCCGTCCAAAATGCGGGTTATTCTCAGCAGCGACGGAACATTTCCGACGCCGGGCAACCCAGAATTCCTGTCGATTTCCAGCGGGACCGATGACTTCACTGGTTTTCGGCTATCCACCTCGTTCGATAATCTAGAAGCGGGCGACGATATCTTCGTTCGCAACGAGTCTGGATTCGACAAGATCCTAGTGGTTCACGGGAACGTGGAGATAAGGGGAAGGTAATGCCTCCGAAATCGAAAGCTCAGCGCGGTGCAATGTATGCTGCGGCGGCGGGCAAGTCGACGCTCGGCATTCCAAAGAAAGTCGGCAAGGAATTTGTGAAGTCCGATCCAGGCGGGAAACTGCCTAAGAAAGTGAAGAAAAAAGGTCGTAGCCGTACGAAGGGCGGACAAAACCCGTATGACTGAGCTTAAATCATGGGTCAGGGAAAACCAGACGTTGGTTTACTTCCTGATCGCTCAGCTGTTAGATTTCGGTGCTGGCGGTATTAGTGTGGTTAGTTACATGGTAAATCTAGAGGCGCGGGTGAATATATTAGAAACACGTGGATCGTCGCACCTTGCAGAGATCAATAATCGGCTTACCGTCACTGAAAAGGAGACGGAGGATAATAGCCATCGCCTTGACAGGATTGTTGACATAATGACTAAGAAACTGAATATCAACCCAGAGTAAGATGATGAGATTTGACCGGGCTACGTATTTCGAAGGTGTACGGAACAGCTTGTTTTCTGGAGCGATGACTCAGCAGCAAGTAGATGGCCAAGGTGTTATTCTCGGTCTATGGGAGGGCCAATACACTGGAACGCCTATGGAAGATGTGCGCTGGCTTGCTTATATTTTGGCTACTGCTTACCACGAAACAGCACAAAAAATCTGGCCCATCAGAGAATACGGTCTCGGCAAAGGTCACGAATACGGCGAACCTGACCCGATCACAGGTAATACGTACTACGGTCGCGGATTCGTTCAGCTCACTTGGAAAGAAAACTATGAGCGTGCCTCCGCTATTTTGGGTCTCATTGACGATCGTGATCTTAGTGATTTTCCTGATCTTGCTTTGGATTCCTTGATAGCGGCTCGCGTTATGTTCCGTGGCATGGCCGAGGGCTGGTTCACTGGAGCTAAATTGGGCGATTACTTCAACGAAAGTGAAGATGATCCGATAAATGCGCGGCGCATTATCAACGGAAACGACAAGGACGAGTTGATCGCCGGTTATTACGATACGTTCCTAGAGGCGTTGAATAACTCCTACGAGCGAGGGCTTGAGATATGATTGGCGCGCTGATTAACCTCATCATTTATCTAGTGATTCTTGGCATTCTGTACTGGCTGCTTATTTACGTGGTTGACAACTTCATCCCGGAACCACCAGCAAGGATCATAAAAGTGGTAGGGGTGGTTGTAATAGCCATCGTGGCTGTGATGCTACTACTTCAACTAGTAGGCGTTGACATGGGCGGTATTCCAAGGATAACTTGACGGGGGCGCTACGGCGTGGTACACTGATGGCAGAATATAAGAGAACGTATCGCGATGACGGAGGAGTTCGAAGGACATCAATAACCGATGATGACTATCCTGATCGGTTGGTTGTACACACGGAAGTGGACTTAACACAGGCGATCGAGAACAATAAGATCGTCAGGGAGTTGCACCCCCGCAAGGGAACGCATAAGTTACTTGCACGCGGGGTTCCGATGACCGTCTACGAGCGATCTATCGTAGAGAACTGGGATGACTCTGATTGGGCAAAATGGCTCAATTCCCCAGAAAACGCTGCGTTTAGAATTTGGCCGGGACGGGTTGGAAAATGGGGATCCTAGATAAGCATTGGGAAAAGTGGGTGCAAGAAATTGATACCCGCTGTAAGGTATGGGTTGCTGGATTAGACACATCTGGTAGACCCAAAGTATGGCATTGTGGCAAAACGATGCGGGTATCTCGCATTGTATGTGAGGAGCAGTTTGGGCCACTTGGTGGATTAGAAGTTTGTCACAAACCCCCATGCAAGAATTTGCTTTGCGTAAATATTGATCATCTTTATCCAGGAAATCACGGGCAAAATGAAATGGATAAGGATCGCGGAGTAGCGCGATTTATTCAAAATCATCGTTTGGGATTTAGAGTGCGGGTTAAAGGCGAATCGGTTGGTATTTATAAATTTGCCGACGATGCTTTCCGTGCTCGTGATGCTTATTTGGAGAAGCGGGCATGACTCCCCTTCAAGAACTTATCGGGACGATCCGTAGTTGGTTGGCTATTGATCCAGAAATTTATCCCGACGATATCGTCACGAATTGGATTCGCATGAGCGAGGAGTACCTTTCGGAGACTCTCCGCAGCCGTTACATGGTTCAGATCGACTGGATGAAACTGGTCGAGGGCCGTGTCGAGCTTCCTAAGGATTGGCTGGAACTCGATACGGTCCGGTTTTATCCGCAGGGAAAGCCACTGATTTGGGCACCCCGCGATGAGTTCTACACTCCGCAATATGATATTTGTAATCGCTACACCATTGTCGGCAATTACATTATTCTCGGTAAAATTGATACAGTAACGGGTGTCGATTTAGAGATATCGTATTATCAGCGCATTCCGCCGATCGGCGATGAGACTAATTGGCTCTATCAATACAATCCTCGATTGTTCACGCTGGCGGTGTTGTGGCATGCTGCGGCGTATGCTGTTGAGGATCAGCGCGTTGCTGGATGGCAGCAGGCTGTTGAGTCGATGGTTGATACCATCAATACCTCAAGTCAGAGATCAAGGCACAGTGGTTCTATCTTGGTCGCCAATAAAAATCGCAGGAGCTTCGGATGAGCGGCCTTTCAAGCGCTGGTGAAAACATCGTGCTGGATGCGCTATTAACTGCGCGATTTGTATCGTTGCACACCCTTCTTCCCAGCGATGCTGGTGCTGGTGAGGTTGTCGGCGGCTCTTATGTTAGACAAAGCGTCGCTTTTAGCAAAACTGGCAATAACCCAACAATTGCTGCGAATAGCGGCGTGGTTCAGTTCCCGGTCGCGACTGCCGATTGGGGAACGGTCACCCATTTTGGGATTTGGTCTGCATCCTCCGCTGGATCATTCCTGGGTGGGTGGCCGGTCGATACTGCAAAGAGGGTGGACATAGATGACGTTGCGCGGTGGGACGTGGGTAAATTACGAATAGGCACGGATGAAGTAATCCCCTGATGGCCGGTGTTGGTTCATATTACGGCGCAGAAGACTACGGCGACGATCTGTACTCTTGGAAAGAGAGTGTAGATTTCGACGCTGTTAGTAACATTGCCGTGTATGCCAAATCTAGGATCGGAATATACCACTCTCTTCAGTCGGACGCTGTTATTCAGTTCGATTCTGCTTCGCTGCTGATTTTAGTCGCAGTTATAGAGGCTGATGCGAGTATTAGATTCTACGCTCGTGCATCGCTTAGTATAGAAGCTAGCCTACAAGCTACAGCAAATATACCGTTCGATGTTCATAGCAGCGAATTTCTTGGTTATCCGTGGGTTCCTGAATTACCGCCCGGCGAAAATTGGATTCCTATTCCGCCCCCGATCGAGGGGTGGGCACCGATAATCAGCGCCGAGGGGCCGTGGATTCCCATTCAACCATCTGGATCGTGGAATGCCGTTGCTGGCGGTTCCGGTCCGTGGATTCCGGTAGGACCAGACAGGAGGCCAAACAGTGGCTGACACCTTAACCCCCGTTCATGCCCTTGTCAAGCCAGAAATTAGTGGCAGTGACGATACGTGGGGCAACAAACTAAACTCCAATTTCGATAAGCTGGATGGATTCTTCAAAAACGGCGTAGCCGATCGCGTTCAGATTAAAAATGGGGCTAACCCAACCATCGAGTTGCGCGCGAATGCGACGGGCGGATTGGAGATCTATTCTGGCGCGACTCTTATACTAAGAATTTCGGCTACAGGCACTCTCCAAACATTGGGCGACATAGAGGCATTTGCAGGTATCGTATGACTATTCCAGCTGCAGGCGTTGTTAAAATGTCCGATTTGCGGACTGAATACATGCCTGCTGGTTCGAACCAAAATGTGTTGTTGTCTTCGTTTTATAGGGGCAATGCTAGCGGGTTTGTCCGAAAGAACGCCGCTAACAACGCAGCCGTGAATAGGTCGGCGGCTATCCCCGAAAGTGGAATCATAAAGCTGTCGCAGTTCCGTGGCCAATCAACCGGGTGGGATTACACCAACGCAGCTGTTATCACCGATGCCCTTATGGCTACCCCTTTCGGTGATGATTGGGCTGTAAACTGGCCGAAAAAGTACACCAATAACGGTACGATCGGAGGAATACGCGGCGTTAGCTGGGCGTTTCGTATAGAGGGAGGGGCTGGTAAGCTAGAATTCGTAAATAATAGTGAAGTTCAAGGGGGTTACGGTGCGCCTAACAGCGGTGGTGGTTATCACGCTATCCATATTAATTCTCCTGTTCGTGTATATATAACTAATAACAGCGCATTTCGTGGTGGCGGCGGAGCGGGAGGAGTAGGTGGAGCCGGTGGTCAAGGCGGGCAGGGTTATTACACCGCTACTGGAACGGAGTCACCAGCTTATCAAATACAGTACAATGAAATAGCGATTTTGCCCGGAGGGGATCACGGAATTACTAAAGTGTGGTGGGCGGGGTCCAAGATTTGGGACAATTACGCGCCTCCATACACCGCTATTGGTATTAGTGGTTATACTTATCATCAAGGCGCTCTTGCAGTTGATTACGGTTCTTCGCAGCATTATTGGGTTTATCGTCAATGGCAATACAATGTCGTCACAACTGGCGGGGCAGGTGGAGGCGGCGGTAATGGCGGACGAGGACAAGGCTATGGTTACGCTAACACAGCTGGAAATCCTGGAGCAGGCGGAGCAGCAGGGGGAACTAATTCTGGAGCAGGCGGAACCGGGGGAACAGGCGGGTCAGGTGGTGTTTGGGGGTCTGGGGGTAACACAGGCAACACTGGTGCTGGCGGCGGTTAT